GAAAATTATAACTTAATCGTTGAACGTGATGGGCTTAACGCTGCAGAGAAGTTCTTGGTTTCCCAAGGTCGCTATCTGCCTCGTGGCTTTCATCCTTCCAAATTATAAAAAATTATTTTAGGAGACTAAAAATGACAATTAGAAGATTTTCGGGAACATGGAAGACCCGTGATGATGTGATGGATAACATCACTCCAAATAATGTTGTACAGCCTAATGTCTCAGTCCCTGCTGGAGAGTGGAAGCCCGCTGCTTGGTTACCCATTGTTTGGACTGGAGAAGCTAGCAAGGATTCATTCGTAATCTCTTCTGGTAAGGTTGTGGCTTTTGATGGCCAGGGACGTATCGTTCCTGCTGGCTGGGCTAAGAAGTGGGATGCACTTGCTGCAGTTGGTGATGCTGCTATTACTTACACTTCAGCAGATGCTTCTGCTGGTGTAATTGATCTTTCTACTGGCGAAGCTTGTTCAGCTGGTGCAGTTAGTCTTGCTGATCTTGCAGAAGGACTTCTTGCTAGAGGTCTTGTTGAGGAAGCAGATGTTGGTGCTGACTTTACTGTAGCTAACACATTTAATGCAACATTGGCTCAAGACTGTAAAGCTGTTGTAGCTAACTTTATTGGTGCACCAATTGGTATTTGTGCTTACGATGTTTATGTTTGGGCTGGCGACTCTGCTGATCAGCTTAACTATCTTAACTATCAAAAGCAGCACCTTATTCAGTTCTTTACTGATATGCAGATGCAAGTTCCTCATGCTGCTCTTCAGGTTACAACTACAGGTTCTCTTGAAGAAGGTACTGTATCTGACTGGACTGCTGCCGCTGGTACAGATGGTGCAGAATTCCCAAGTGCAGAGCAAGCTGGTGCTGAACTTCTTGTAAGTGCTGCTCAGCTAGCAGGTCTTGCAAGATATGCTGGCGCTATTGCTGCTACAGATGAAGTTTGCGCTTTTGCACTTCAGGATCTTCCAGCTACAAATACAGAAAGAACTCCTATTGAGTCAAGCTCTACTTTACTAACTAGAGAAAGAAGTTCAGTTGGAAAGATTTCTCAAGCTGGTGATTGGTATCTTGATGCAGACGCTAGACTTCTTTTCGTCTACTCTGCTGACAGTGGTGCTACCTCTCCTGCTGGTGCTGGTGAGACTGTAGACTATTATCATTACGATAATGTTGAGTCTAGTGCTGATCGTCAGGTTTGTGCAGTTGGATCATTACGTGCTGGTGATTACGTTACTTTTGATCAGTACTCTAACTTTGTGAAGCTTGATGTTGCTGCATCAACTCTTCCTTCAGAGATTTGCGGTAGAGTCCTTGCTGTCATTGCACAGCCTAAGGGTCTTCTTGACCGCGTTCGTACAGCATGGGATGGTTCTTCTTTCTCTGCTGCTGACAAGATGCCCGGTACTGCTACTGCAGGTTACACCGATCTAATTACACTTTCACCCGAAAATGTATCAGGCACATCTGGTGTAGCTGACCAGGTTGTTTACATTAACGTAAAGATGAGCTAATAGGAGTTTACGATGAGCTTTAAATTAACTGATGGTCGTGAACTGGTTCTTCCCTCGAATGAGGACGCAGCTGCAAGATATATTGCAGATATGTTCGCAAGTCGTGGTCAGCTTCCAGATTCTGACGAGAAGGTCAAGTGGTCGACCTTCGCTGAAACAATTTCCCCACGCAATACAGACTTGGTTCGCTCCTCGGAGATTACTCCACTTCTTCAGAAGTCAATGGAGATTATGATCCGTGAGCCTGTTGAGCCCTCGATGGTTGTCACTGGACTCTTTAACCGTGTTCAGGCTTCTGGCCTTAACACTCAGGTTCTTGCTGGCGCTATGGGTGCTGTATACGCTCAGGATATCCAAGAGCATGGCACTTACCCAGAGGTCAACTTCCAGGTTGGCGGTGCTGTAAGCACTGCTTGGATTGGCAAGTGCGGTATCGCTGCATCGTTTACCGATGAAGCTCTCCGTTACTCTACCTGGGATATTATGGCTACCAACCTTCGCCTCATGGGCAACGCACTTGTTCGTCACAAGGAGCAGAAGGCTGTTTCCTTCCTTCGTGGTCTAGGTACTACCCTATTCGACAACGAAGAGCCAGCTACTTCTCTCTTTGGTGTTACAACTGGTCGTGCTCTTGATATGTCTGCTAACGGTTCGCTTGAGATGGCTAACCTCCTTCGTGGTATGGCACACATGTCTGAAGAAGGCTTCATGCCTGACACCCTTCTTATGCACCCACTCTTCTACTACGCATTCCTTGAGGACCCAGTCCTCCGCTCCATGATGCTTGCACATGGTGGTGGTTCTTACTTCCAGAACTGGAATGGCGAGCCCGGACCTCGTGCTCCATGGGGTAATGGTGCTATGGGTGCAATGGGTCCAAGTGCTGGTCAGTCTATTGTTCCTGGTGGCAACGCTGCTGGTGCTTCGGTAACTGGTCTCGCTGGTCGCAGCAACACTGCTAACTCAGCTCCAGTACTTCCTGGCTACTTCCCATGGAACTTCCGCATCATCGTCTCTCCTCTGTGTCCTTATGACCCAGAGCGTAACACTGGTGACATCTTCCTTCTCTCAAGTGGTAACGTTGGTTTCTACCTTGTTGATGAGGAGCCCACCACTGTTGAGTGGCGTGATGAGAGCGTTGAGGTTGTTAAGGTCAAGATTCGTGAGCGTTACGGCTTCGCTGTAGCACACGAGGGTCAAGGTGTTGGTGTACTTAAGAACATCAAGGTTGCTCCAAGCAGATTTGATGGTTCGGTCCAAGCTACTGTTATGGATGCTGGTGCATCAATTGCTGAGATTGGTCCTACCGATTCTATTGATCTTGGCTAATTTAGTCTTGTGATTATGCCGTAGGC